GAAAGTCTCAATGAGGCAGGCGTTGATCAGCAAAAAGTCTTAGATCGCTGTAATCAAAACTTAAATACGTGGAATAGTTACTTCAACGAAAATATTGTCCGTGGAAAGGATGATATGAACTTTGTTTTGCGCGATCAGTGGACGGCGGTTGAGCGCTCTGAATTCACGCGATTGTTCAAACCTGCGATGACTTTCAATAAACTTTACGATTCGACTAAAAAAGTAGTGGGAGAGCAACGTAAAAACAAACCAGACTTGATAGTAAGATCGCTAACCGGCAACGCCACCCAAGAACAAATAAACCTACGAGCAGACCTTGTACGTACGATATCTTATCAATCCCAAAATGACCTAGTATATCAAACAGCATTTAAATCAGCCCTCATGATGGGTTTCGGTGCATTCCAAGTATGTTTGGATTATGAATCACCGCGTAGTTTCAATAAGATCATAAAATACGACATTATTCCTGATGCGACAAGTTGTTCATGGGATCCAACCGCATTAAAACCACATAAAGGTGATGGGAACTTCTGTTCACGTCGATTTGTATTTACCAGGGATGAATTCTTTGCGACCTATCCATACGTACTAAATCCAGTTTCCTATATTGATCCTTATATGCTATTGGATTTTCAATGGACGACACGCGACACTATTATTGTCTGTGATGAGTTTGTAAAAGAATGGTATCCGGTTGTTATCAATAAAATTAAAGCGGGCAATGAATTTAAGGTATTGGACAATGCACAGTGGGAAGAAGAACAGAAAGCATATCAAAAGAAACTGGATATCGCTGGCACGGGTGAAGCGCGTAGCATTATTGAAAAAGATCGTCCGGTTAAAGTAGGTGAACGTCAAACGCAAGATTACAAAATTATGCACTATCGGCTTATTCGAGATCGGATTATTGATTTCTCTCAATGGCCTTCTCGTCAGTTGCCTATTCCTTTTGTAGACGGGGATAGTTATTACATAGAAGGCCGTCAGTATACTAAATCCTTTATTCATGAGGCGCGCGATGCTCAAAAGTTACTTAATTATTCTCGCTCTGAGCTTGCCGCTGAACTCAAAAACCGTCGTCGTGAGCAGTGGATTGGAACACCGGACAACATCATCGGATATGAGCAGGACTGGCGAAATCCCGAGCTTCAAATGGGAATTTTGCGTGCCAAACCAGATCCAAAGACAGGGATGATGCCGCAGAAAATGCCTGCTTGGGAAGTGTCACAAGGGTTATTTGTTACAGCCCAATCGACCACACAAGATATACAGGAAATTCTAGGATTTTCAGAAAGCGAATCATTACAAGGGCGTGATATTTCCGGCAAGGCTCGCCGTGAGCGCAAACTGGAAGGGTCAATGTCGTCTTATGTGTTCCAGGATAATCTTAACCAGGCCGTTGAGCAGGGTGGCAGGATCACTAACGATCTCTTGCCATATATTATTGGTGACGAAGAACGCCAAATGAATATTTCCAAGAAAGACGGCAAGACTGAAATGATTGTTATGAATCAAAGACAGGGTGATGGCGATAATCAAAAGATCATGAATCAATTGTTACCTGGTGAATTTGATGTGGAAATCGATACGGGGCCAAGTTTCTCGGTTCAAAAAGACATAGCTTTAGAATTTTTCCAGCAGACTATACAAGCATTTCCACAGGTATTTCCGTTGGTTGCCGACTTATGGGCATCCCAACTTGATCTACAACAAATGCCAACCATTAAAGATCGTTTGAAAACATTGGTTCCCCCCGATGTGATTGCTAAAGAAGAGGGTAAGCCCGCTCCTCCTAAAGCGCCAGACCCACAGCAACAAATGATGCAAATGGAAATGCAGTCAAAAATGGCTGATATGAAAAATAAGGCACAAGAAATTCAAATCAAACAACATAAATTGGAACTTGAAAAAGCCCAGATGATGTTGGATGCACAAAAAATTCAACAGGAAAATCAGTTGAATATGTATGACCATCAGCTAAATTTAAAAAAGGCTGAGGTGACACATGGACTGGATCACAAAAAATCTGAAATGGACTTTGATCATAAGATAGCTTCTATACTGGCAAATCTTCATGATTCAGAACAGCAGAGACATCATGAAAAGGAATTGCATAGGAACAAAGCTTCTACTCAATAGAGGCTTTTAAGTAATCAATAGCTGAAACCAGAGAACTAATAGAATCTTTGAATGACCCAAGACCCGTATTACATTGATGGCACAAAAGACCACGTATCTTTCCTGTTGAATGACAATGGTCTACAGAAAGCATTTTAATTTTATTATATTTTTTCTTAAGTTGAGTTTCTGGTTTTTTACATATTGCACAAATACTATTTTGTTTTTCTAGCATCAAATAATAATCTTCTGGGGACATTTTGAAACGGTGAAGGATTGTATACGCATGTGGTTTATCTTCATGTCTTATAAAAGATGGAAGTTTTGTTTTCTCATGTTTTTTAGGAGTTTTAAGATATTTAATTTTTAATCTTTTTCTTTCTGAATCATTCCGGCATTGTCTACATCTTAAATAACGCACACCTTTTGGCGAAATTTTATTTAGTATTGTTTGTTGATAATTTAATTCACCATGAATTTTACAGATTTTAACTATACTATTCATGTTTAAAACCAGTGCATTGCGTGAGCCATCATTCCGAATAATCCGGCAAATCCACCAAAATATATTCCTAATAGCCATTTGAAATTTGAATCGACTTTATTTTCCAGTCGATCAATTTTATTTTCTAAACGACCAAAACCTTGTTTAATATCGTTTTCGAGCGAATCAAATCGCTTTTCTATCCTAATCAGTGTCTCGTTAATATGTCCTATTGATTGTTCAAGCAATGCTATTCTCGTTTCTTCTGTCATTTTTACCTCTAATTTTTGTGATTTCATTTATTCGTAATCCCTTTTAAGTTTCATTTTATCACCTCAATTATAACAAAAGGTCTACCGGTGTACCTATTTTATTCTATCAATAAGCGTAATATTTGAATATCAGCGACAGGAGTTGCTGGGTAACGTAGGACGCCTTAAGTACCTATGGGCAAATGAATGCCGAAGTGGAGAAGAATATGGATGTTCGTGCAGAGTCGAACCAAGGCCAGGATGGTCTTGCTGATTCGGTAAATGACAGTATGGGAATCGAAGAATCACAGCCTGAAGCAAATGCCCAAGGTGGTGACGAAAGCGATGAAGCGAACTCGAAAGAGACTTTAGCCGTCCAAAAACGGTTGAAATCACAAAAGAGATCACACGAGAGGGAAGTTCGTGAACTTCACGCCCGAATAGGCGATTTAGAGGCAAGGATCCCTCAACCTAACTATCAGACACCGGAACAGCCGATGAATCCCTATCAAGCCCCGCAAGGTGGCGGGATAGATGAGCATATCCACAAGGCAGTGAGCTATGCACTCCAACATAAGGAAATGGAGGAGCGTAAAGCGCATGAAGCGCAAAGTCAGGCACATGTTCAAAAGCAATATCAGGAGTTTCAAAAGCACCTTGATAATGTTGGCGACAAGTATGATGACTTTCATGATGTAGTGTTCGGACGTGATACACCCTACACCCCATCAATGCGTGATTATGCAGTCACATTGCCGCGATCTGGCACAGGAAGTGCTGGTGAAGTGCTTTATAAACTTGGCAAGAACCCTGAAGAATTATCCCGTATTTCCAAACTCCACCCATTAGATCAAGCAAGTGAAATGAGTCGGCTGTCTCATGCTTTGATTAGTGGGAGCGAGAGCAAAAACTCTTCTTCCGACCGTCCTCTTGGACAAATCAAAAGTAATCCAGTCACCAATTCACATGTGATCACAGATAAGACACCTGTCGGTAGTATCCGGCAGCGCATGAAGTCGGGTAGCTGGAAATAGCTTTTCAGGATGAATAGTTAGTCCGGCCGCCTCTTACCAATGGAATGGAGAGACGGGCAATGCCTAATCAATTTATTAATACGCGGTTAGTTTCAAACACAGCACTCGCGATGTTCGCGAACAATGCACCTTTTGTTATGACCGGATCAAGGATTTATCAAGATGATTTCCAGAACTCAGGTTATAAGATCGGCGACACTCTTCAAGTCAGACGTCAGAATAATTTCATTGTTGGCGACGGTTCTACCGCTGTGCCACAAGATATCATTGAGACTGTTGAAACAATCACTGTTGCACATCAATACCATGCACTGATTGCCTACACCGTTCAGGATTTGTCTTTGCGTATTGAAGATTTCTCGCGCATGTTCATTCAGCCCGCAATTCAGAACATCATTTCCCAGATGGAAGCTGATATCTGTTCGGCGGCAGAACTTGAACTCTATTTATTCACGGGAACAGCCGGAAATCCCGTGAATAGTTTTCAGTCGGTCGATTTAGCTGGCGCAAAATTATTAGAAATGGGCGTTAATATTTCGTCTGATGCCTATCTTGCCATGACTGTACGTGATGGTTCGAGTTTAAAGTCAGCGCTTCTGAATAACTTCACACCTGTATTCAACGAAGATATTGTCCGTCAATCCGCGATTGGTCACTTGTCCTACTTTGACATTTTCCAATCTCAAAACATTGTGAGACACGTTGCAGGGGCAGGTCCACGCCTTCACTCAGGCGACACTCTTTTGATTAACGGTGCTGTCTCTT